GTATGACGCTTTTTACCAGCACTGTTTTTGTATGTAACACTTGCGGTGTTTCCAGTGCTAACGATTTTGTCAGGTCTCCACCGGTTTTCACGGTGCGATTTTCTCGCCTTGTCCAGCAGGCTCTCTTTCTCATTTGTTGCAGCACCAGCATGGCTGCCCTTGCTCCTCCGGTACGAAGCATACTCTTCTGCCGAGTAAAAGTATCGGTAAACGTTCTTTCCGCCCCTGTTGCCCACCAGCTCGCGGGCATAGTACCGGTGGTTGTCCCGCTCGGCACCTTTCTGGCCGTGTGCAAGGTATTCCCAGTAATCCATTTTGAAAAAACTCCTCCTTTTCTTTTTGCGTCTTATGGCTTTGAACTGATTTCTTTCATAGCCTGTTGCTTTTATCCCCGTTTCCGTGCTATACTGGCTTTGATAGCCATCTTATTAGGAAAGGGAATCGTGTATGTGGAGTGCTAAATGCCCCAAATGCGGAGCAAAGATCCTGCTTGAAGATGCCAACGCAAAAGTCATTCAGTGTGCGTCCTGCGGAGCACAGGTCCGCGTTAATATCAACGCGAACTATAACTACTCCAAATCAGAGCACACCGAGCATATCGTCGATGATGCAAAGATCAAGCAGGCCCAGAATGTTGATCGTGTCATCAACCTTTTTGCCTCTCCCATCGAGGAGCGCCGCGCCAAAAAGAAGGCCGAAGAAGAGCGTATCCAGCGCGAAGCAGACCAAGTCGAGCGTATCCGCAAAGAGCAGGAGGCAAAAGACGCTGAAGAACAGCGTGCTTACGAAGAATGGGCCTCCACTCAGCACGAAAAACACGCCCGCCAGGCCGGGCGCGCAATCGCCAAGGCAATCAACTACTATCGTGCCAACGAACGGAAAATCCTCATCAGTGTCGTTCTCATTGTTGCTCTTCTTGCTTGCCGCGGCGTTTACGATTCCGTCAATCAAAAGCAGGAACAGGAACTCGCCGCCCATCAGGCCGAGCTTTCCCGCCTGAAGGATGAAGAAATAGCCGCATCGCACCTTGCTATGGGCGAAGTCCGCATGCCAAACATTTCCATGAGCGAAGATGCCCGTGATGTCATGAAAAAGCTACGTGATGCTGGTTTCACCAATATCGTCGATCAGCCAAAGCACGACCTCATCCTCGGCAACAGTCACTCACAGTACGAGATCATTGAGATCACCGTCGATGGTGCCCCCTCTTTCCGGACCGGCGAATGGTATCCACTCGATACGGAGATCGTCGTGTCCTACCATGATTATATTTTCGAGTGACCCAAAAAAGGAGTTTTCTATGACCGTTACTTGTCCAAACTGCGGAAATGAAATCACTGCGCCAAAGCGAAAGAAAAAGTCGATAAAATGCCCCTACTGTGACATGGGTGGTCTCGAACTCGGCCTTGACTACTTTGATGAAAACGGCAATCCAAAACTCTCTTTCTCTGAGAAACATCCAACACTCACTAAAGCTGGATATCTAACACTTGCCGCTGCCGGAGGTGTATTTCTTTGGTGGATGCGGAACAAAGACCGTCCTATTGAAGAAATAGATCCAATGAGTTTCACTTCTTTAGAGAACACTCCCGAAAAGATTATTGATTCTCCCATCGAGGAAGCTGAAACGTCCGCAGGTTCGGACTTACTTCCAATTGACTCTGAAGAAGCTCAAAAGAGACTGCTCCACTATGACTTGCAGAAAAGACATCTTCCTGTAAACCAAAGAGCTTCAGAAGCAAAGCGAAAAGAAGCAAATGATCTCGGAATCGACATAGGAAACGAATATACGATTGTTGATTCGTATGACCGCCCTTATCGAAAAAAGCAGGAAGCTTAATCACTCAAACGCATCCCGGTTCACCTTGTAACTTACATACGCATCCATCATAGCGGCAACTGCATCGATCTTCTGGTCATACCTCTGTTTCAGAAGCTTGCGGTTGCCGTTTGTGTCTTCCAACGTAATGCAGTTGCCCATGGCAAATTGCATCAGCGCTTCGTCAAACAACAGCTTCCTCTGTTCACTTAGCTTCTTCAGCTCACCCAGCGGCACGCTCTCGGTCTTTGCGCCCTGTATCACCTTTTCAATGCCGTACTCGCCGTTCTCTCTGGCCCACCGCTCCACAAAGTCCTTTGCATTGTAGGGATCGTAGCCAAAGCACCGCACATCGTACCGGCTCTGCTCAATAAAGGCGTCAAGGTCGTCGTAAACCTCCATCATGTCCAGCACGGTGCCTTCCATCACGGCCAGCGTCCCCTCCCGCATGAACTCGTCATATTTCTGGCGCATGGACTGCGGAAGCTTCGAGAGGGTGTAGCTTGTAATGTAGTCCCGCGTCTTCACACCAAAATATCCGTGTTCCAGCGGGAACAAAAATGTAAATGCGCAAAAGTCGTCGCCCTGGCTAAGGTCTGCACCCAGTGCGCACGGCAGTTCCCAAAAATCCCGGTGCCGGTGCGGCAGCGTTTCTTCGTAAGGAAAAAAGTAGGTGTAGCCTTCCATCGGGATGCCGAAGCGTTTTGCCAAGATGTCGTTGCGGCTGGCAGGGGCCTTCTCCGCTCTTTCCACGTCAAGCTGGTAAGCCTCATAGCTCACGGTCTGCCCAAGGTTCGGGTTTGCTTTTACCCACATAGCAGGATCATTCACCTCGTCAAGGCTGTCAAGCTTGTAGTACCAGATAGAGACATGCGGGTTCACGTAGTCACCTTTCAGGATGCTCATCAATTCCATTTTGATGTCATCGCCGCATCCGTTGCGCACCGTGCCCTCCGAGCTGGTGGCAACAATAAGGTAATCCTCCACTTTGGAACTGCCCTGCTCAATGGCACCAATGGGGTCTTCCCGGATGGGGCAGCTCAGCCATTCGTCCACTGTTGCAACCTTGTCTCTCCGTCCCTGCAGCTTGTCAATGCTCATGGGGCGTATTTCCAAAAGGCTGTTGGTCAGAAAGTTCTCAATGCCTTTTTTCGTACTGGCCAGCTTCATTCTGGCGCTTGCCGAGCCTGTCGTGCTCTGTAAGCTGCCCTCGGTCATAAAACGGTAAAGAGGGCCCCTTGCCCGCGCAATCGCTGTGCGTACCGGGCTAAGGACCTCTTCTGCCTGTTTCATGGTGGGTGCCGTCGTGATCTGCTGGGTCGTGTGTCCGTCTACGGTGAGGAAGTATTGCTGCAGACAGCTGTCGTACATGCTCTTTGCCGCGCCGCGTGCCACGATCAGGTATTGTTTTCGCACAAGCCGGTGCTTGATGCGTTTCGTCACATATCTGCCGCCGTGTCCGTCGGGGCCGGGCTTGTACACTGTACGTTCCTCAAAGTAGTACCAGCCAAATATCGCTTCTGCCCAGAGCTTAAAACTGTCCAGCAGCTTCATATCACTGCCATCGGTCAGGGTCAATTCCCGTTCGCAGAACTTCACAAAGCCTTCCACAGCCTTATCGTCATAGTAGATGCCCGGGTTTGCGATCAGGTCGTCGATCCGGTTCATCTCCATGCTGATCTCTCTGCAAACGGGGATCTCCCCGCGCATCACGGCCTCCCGGAACCGGCCGTAGTAGATCGGCGTCGCCGTGTTCGAGAGTGCCATTTTGATTTTTCAGCTCCTGTTTTTATTGATCGGCTTTTGCCGCGCTGTCCTTTTCGTTCAGCATCTCGGTCAGTTCTGCGTACTGTTCATCGGTCAGCTTGTTGGCGGCGTAGAAGATATCCAGCTTCTTTGCCATACCAGCGGTCTGACCGCGCTCGATCATGCGTTTGCAAGTGTTATAAAGTGCCATAGTATTCCTTCCTTTCTGTTTATGCGCTTTCAGTTGTTTCGTCATCGGTCACGCCAAGCTCCAAAAGAGTCAGGCGATAGTCCTGGTCAACGTTCAGTGCGTCCGCGTCTGCCAGAGCAACCTGCAGTGCCGCCACCGTCTCCGGCAGCTTCTTCAGGGCTTCGGCCTTTTTGCGCGCTTCTTCCTGCGCAGCCAGCTCTTCTGCGGTGTAGCGGATGTACTTCTGGATGGGTACCTGTTCCACCCATTCTTCCTGTGCCTGAACGCCGGGACGGTCGATGATTTTCTGTACGTCCCTGCCGCCGTTGGGGTACTCAGTCACGGTCTCCCAGTGCCACTGTTCCTCCACGCCCTCTACGGCGGGGTGGATAATCTCTTCGGTGTCATCGGTCAGGTAGCCCAGCGTCAGGTCGGGGTTTTCCACGACCGCGCCGGTCTCGTCAATGATCTTCATGGTTCAAACATCCCCTTTCTCAGGCCACGCGGTGCCAGATGTGCACATAGTAGGCGGCGGGCTGCACGGTGCTGCTG